GCTGAACCTTTGTCAACGCCCCCAAAGCAAAACCCCCGGCGATGGCCGGGGGCTTGCTGTTGCGGTTGCGGGACTAAACTTACGCGCCGAGGGCGAGCTTGGCAGCGGCAGTGATGGCGCGGGACGCTCCGAACACGCACTCGAAGGAAACGTAGTGCTTGCCGGTGCCGGGATTGTAGTGGCGACGGTAGCCGAGCGTGAGACCGCTCTGCGGATCGTTGACCACGGTGGCGGCCAAGTATTCGCTCGGGGCCTGCGGCTCGAGGGCGCGGACAGCGATGGCGACGGCGTTCTGATGAACGGCCAGACCAGCCAGGCTGATGCTGTTGGTGGGAAGGATGAGGCTCTCCACCACGTTCATGCCCAGCACGCGGGGAACGCGAGCGTCGGCAATGGTGTCGCGGGCGCCGAACTGCGAGGCATCCAGCAAACCGCTCTGGGACAGGAGGCTGTCGTAGAGCGAGGTATTGAGGATGAGCGAGCGGCCGGTGAGCGGGACCTTTTCATCGGACAACGCTTTGCGGAGGGCGCGGGCGTTGGTGATGGTGAAGGCGGACAGGTTCGTCAGCGAGGCAGTGTATTGCGCGGCGCTGGAAGCCGTGGTCACGAAGAGGTTGTAGACCGAGGTCAACACCGACTGCGCGAGGGCTTTGCCCTGCTGGGTGGCGAATTTGGTGATCTCGGCGACGCTCGACTTGGAGTATTCCGTGTCGGTGAGCGAGACGGTCACGATGCGGTGGGTGTCCACGTTGATCGTGACTTTGTTCATCGTGCCGTTGTCCGCTTCGTAAGAATCGGCGAACGTGGTCGCGGTGAGGTTGGCGATGAGCGGGACTTCGACGCTCGCGCCACGACGGACAACTTCATTGCTGTAGCTGGTCGTGAAGATCGAGAGCGGCTCGAGATCCGCGGTGAAGGACTCAAGCGCGGCTTGCGCGATGAGTTTATCGTTTAGTGCGGCGTTGATTGTGGCCATAAATTTGGATGGTTAGAGAACGAGGGTGGAAAAGATTTCGCGTTTGTGGGCGCGGTAGAACTCGGTGGCTTCGGCGCCGTCGAGGCGGGCGAATTTCTGCGCGGCGGTCAGTTCCGGCTCGGCAGACACGACAGCCACGGGGTCAATGCCAACAGAAGCGACGATTGCCGCAGCTTGCTCACCAGCACTTTTGGAGGCCGCGAGAAGCGCGGTGATCTCCTCGTCCTTGCTGGCGCTCTCGGCGGTGAGGCGCTCGACTTCGGTTTTGAGGGTTTCGAGTTCCTTGGCGATGTCTTCGCTGGCTTGCGCCACGACGGCTTCGGCTTCGACTTTGGCGTTCAGTTCGGCCTGGAGGGCGTCAACCTTCGCTTGAAGTTCGGCGTTCATGTTATCCTCGGAGGAGATGTCAACGGCGCCGTCGGTGACGGGCTGCTCGACAACCGGCTCGGCGATGACTTCGACGGGCGCGGCCTCTTCGGCTTTCGGGAGGTTGGCGGATTTGCGGGCCATAGAGTTGGAAAACTTGTCAAAGCGCGCGCGGGCGGCTTCGGGTGTGATGGAGGCGGCGGCCTCGATGTCGTCTTCGATGCCGTCGGCAAAGTTCATGGCAACGGCCTGCGTGGCATCGAGCCAGGTCTCTTCGTCCATCATGGACTCGATCTCGCCGCGCTCGCGGCCGGTCTTGCGGACATAGGCGTTGACCAGCGTGGCCTTGAGTTTGTCGAGAACGTCGGCTTCTTTGCGAAGGTCGTCGGCGTCGCCCATCGCCATGCTCCAGGGATTGTGGATCATGAGCATGGAGTTGCCGGCCATAAGGACTTCGTCGCCGGACATGGCAATGACGGAGGCCATGCTGGCCGCAAGTCCATCAACGTGAACGGTTAAGCCGCCTTTGTGCCGACGTAGCGCGTTGTAGATTGCGGCTCCTTCGATAACACTTCCTCCGACAGAATTGATGCGGAGGTGAAGGTGCTGGCCTTTGAGTTTGCGGATGTCGGCCACGAAGTCTTTGGCGGTGACACCACCGAAACCGATCTCGTCGTAAATGCTAACCTCGATGCCATCCTCGGCTTCGCTGTTTGCGGGCGTTGAAATTGCATACCAGCGGTTCGCGCTCATTGCTGCGGGGGCGGTGTCAATGGCTGGCCCGCGGTGACGGGTGCGGGGTTGGGATTGAAGGTGGCGATGGAGTCGGCGCTGATGCCGAACTCGGCGGAAAGATCGGCGAGATACTTGGCCTCGACGGCGCGCTGGCGGAGTTGGTCTTTCCACTCGAAGCCGCGCTCGCTGTAGTCCTCGGAGTAGGTGCGGAGGCCGGCGCGAACGTCGTTGAGGTTCGCAGCGGCTTCGCGGCCGTAGTCGACCGATGCGGCGGCCGGGCGTTGCCATTCGACTTTCCACCAGTTTTCGTTTTGCGGGATGAGGCCGCGCTGCATCCCGATCGTGATAACGTGCGCCCAGACGCGGGAGCAGAGGCGGTCGATAAGCAATGCCTGGCGCTGCTCAAAAGTGCGTTGGGCGCGGACCAAAACGGCGCGCAGGGCGGCTCCGCCGGCCTCGGCGGGACGGGCGGCGAACTCCCAGGGAACTCCGAGGTTCAAGCAGACTTCGCGCAGGAGAACGTCACAAAACTCACGGAAGTTTTGTGACGGGCGGTTGCTCGTCCACGAGATGAGGTCTTCGCCCATGGAGAGGCGCGGGATGGCGCCGCCGGCATTGCCGAGGCTTTCGACGGTGATCTCGTTGGTTCCCTCGCTGTTGATCGAGGTGCTGGATTCGCCGAAGAAGTCGGCGCCCTGCGGGTTCGACGATTTGATGGCCAGCGCGATGTAGGAGGAAATTTTGATCGCCATCTTCTCGAAGCTGACGGCGTCGGAGACATCGCGGAGGTGATTGATGGACGGGGCGAGCGGGGTGACGTAGCGCAGCTCGTCGCCTTGGCTGGCCTCCCCGACGTGGATCATTTGCGCGGCCGGGATGTCCTCGAAGCGTTGCGCGGGGTCGACGCCGTCGCCGAGGAGGTGGCGGTAGAAGATGGGGCGCATCTGGCCGTTGACCACCACGCCGTCGATGACGTTTTGGCCGCCTTCGCGGGCTTGCGGGTTGCTCGGCTCGTAGATCGAGGAGCGGGCGTCACCGATGCGGTGGGCCAAGATGAGTTGCAGGGCGGGATAGCCGGTGCTCTGCACGGCGGGACGGAAGAAGACCTCGCCGTCGCGGTCGATGGCGACGGAGGCGATGCGCTGCATCTCCCTCCAGGTGTAGCGGCCTTGCAGGTCAGCCACGCGGGACCACTGCTCGAAGAAGGTCTCGGCGGCGGCATCCCAGGCTTCGTCACCGCTGCGGGCTTGCGGACGGATGCCGGAGCCGACGGAGTAGCGGGCTTTCTCGGTGATGAGGCCGCGCAGGAAAGGCGCGTTGTTGTAAAGCCAGCGGGACAATTTCATCAGGCGCTCGCGGTCGGCGCCGCTCACGTCGATGTGGCTATCGACGGCGGATGCGTTGTAGGGGAAGCGGCGCTGGATGGACGGGCGCGCGGCGTCGTAGCTTTGGGCCTTCGGCGTGAAGGCGCGGGTGACGAGTTTCCAGCGGTCGGCTAATTTCATACGAGCGGGTAGTTGAAGGCGGCGATCATCGTTTTCTGCGGCTTGCGGGTGAGGTAGTCCTCGAGCTGCGCGTCGGTCATGTCTTTGATGAGCGCCCAACAGGTCAGGGCCAACTCGGCGACGGTGCTGGCCGTCATGTCGGGCGGCAGGGAATAGGAAAACGATTTGCCGCCCATGCTGGCGGAGACGAGGAGCCGGCCGCCTTCTTTGCTGGCGCTGTATTGGTTGGCGCCGATGGTCTCGAGCGCGGTGATCGTTTTCGCTGCTGACTTACCGGAGGCTAACCAGGCTGAGAAAATGAAGGCGCGCGGAGACACGCGCTTCGGGGCGTGTCAAACCTCGGGGGGTTCGGCGGGCGTCGGCTTGATGATGTTGCCGAACTCAGCCAGGGCGAGGATCATCAGTTCGGCGTCGAGCATGTGGTTGGGCCGGCGGCCGATCTGCTTCCAGATGTAGGTCTCGCGGCCGGTGAGCGGGCTGCGGCGCATGACTTTGCGGTGAGCGTCGAGGTGGGCTTTGTATTCTTCGGAGGCGTCGGCCGCCACGGTCCACGCCGGGCCTTTGCCGCCGCGGAGCCACTCGAGGACATCTTGCGCGGCCGGTGAACTGAAGAGCATGAGAAACCAGCCGCGCCGATAGGGCTTGATGACGGAGATGGCTTTGCGGAGGGATTTGCCGAGTTTCACGCCGTAGCCTTCGGCGCGGTCTTCGCCCTTGGCCGGGATGTAGCGGTTGCGGATGCAGACATCGAGGACTTCATCGGTGCGGAAGCCTGAGTCGACCACGACGAGCTTGGCCATGACGCCGCCGATG